CACGGTTTCCCAGGAACGTCGTAAACGCACGTTCCTATTGCAGACGCTTTTACGCGTGGCCTGAGTTAGCATACGGTCATATTGCTTGGTAGCAATACGGGACCCGCGACAATCGATATGATCATCACTGATCCATTCGGTCTCAACACAGTTGCCTGTATCAAGACCCGAGCTATGCTTAGTAAGTAACCAATAATTTAGATCCCACCAGGGATTTAAACTGCTAATCGAATTTTGTTCGATTATCGGTGCGTAAGTTAGTAATTCAGGTACTTGCGTATCTGGATTAAACCTAAGCGGGCAGCAACGTCTCGCCCCATACCGCGGTCCGAAGAGTAGATGATTCATCTCCTCTTTAGGAACCAAGATACAGTTCGGGTGTCGCACACTATTACTAGTGTAGCCAGCCTTCGGATAGGCGCTCTCAATAAGGGAGCGTACTAACCCAATCGTTCTGCTGAGGTGCGGATAAAACCTAACCATCCTATTATGGAATTCGACTGCCTTGTGGTAGCCGAAGGTTAGATCAAAATCCGGTTTCTGCCGGAGAGGCGTAACGTCATAGCCGCGATAAGCGTCCATGCCGCAAGCCTCACGGAAGTTACCTCTGTGAAACGATTTCTGCTTATTGACCTTGAGGTTATGAATCTCAAGACCTTCACATACAGCAACGAAGTAGCTATCTTCGACGGCGATATCATCGCCAAAGAAGCGAGCTAGCTTCGCGCGCTCACGAATTGCATCCATAGGGATCAATTCATCGGCATCGAACCCATCGCGATCTAACATAGACGCGATCGTCAATACCGAAACTATGAGGGTAAGAACCGCAAAGGTCTTACCGTCTCCCATAGGTGAAAACATGGCCATGCGATGCAGTCCTTCCTTATTTGGAAGTTCAACATAACTAGGCCGTGTGCGAGCTAATGCCAGGTAATCCTGGCGATTGAACAGATATGCAACTAACGACAGCGGAACGAGGTCGGACGCGTCGGATAAATCCAACGTCGCCCAACTTCGATTCGCAGATCCTAGAAACGCAACCTCCTGTGAAGGAGATTGGTTGTTCGGATCGTAGCAGAGTCCCCACCAAGTTGTCTTGGTTAGGCTCTTTAAGGCAGCGTCCTGCGCAAGTTGGCAGAACATAGCTTCCTTAGGAGACGTAAACACGCCTCGCGGACCGCGGAAGTCCTTTGGGAATAACGCAAGCCGAGAGATAACGTGTCGGGGTGCTCTATCGATAGTACTCGTCATAGCGTACTCAGCCAAGAACGACGGATTCGAAAAAAAGAATTCGTGTCCATAACTGAGCGCTAAGTCATGAGGGGGATCGGAGAAGAAGTTCTTATCCGTACCTACCTCATGACCATAGACGGCTCCTGGACCATGACGTCCTAGACCATGCAAAGATGCAAGATCCATTGGACAATGGGCCATAAGCCGCCGAACGAGTTGCCGTGCAATACGTGTGACAGGATTACTCCTATCAACACGCCA